AAAAAAGTTGCGGCCAGCCCTTGGGGGAGAAACGGTCGCTCATTGATTTTACAAATGAAAATCCGTTACTCGTTCCCATTCCCCAGATCTTCCCCAAACCATCCGGATCTGATTGCCTCGTCAAGTGTCACGCTGCTCTGATGTGACGCACTGCATACATGCCCCGGACAGGATTCAAATCGAACCTGGCTACGGATGTCGACTGCCGTCGTCAGCCTGGCATCTCCATTCCACGGGCCAAACGAAAAGGTGACGTTCATCTCGACCCCCGCCTTACTCATCATGCGGCACCGGCCGCCATTCTCCCCGTGAGTTGCGATAGGCGTACTCGCCTTCGACGACGCTCGTGGCCGCAATGCCGTCGCTGAATGTCAGTGGCCCATCGCTATCTCTATAGAGACTGATCTTGCCGTCTCGATGCTTGATCAGTTGTCCGGCGACAATCGTCTCGGTAGCCTTTCCGATCGCGGGTGGTGTGATCATTTGAAGTTCCTCTGCTGCTGCTTGATGCTCGCCGCATCCGGCAAGCTCTCCACCCGCGACCACTCCTCACGCGAGACCACGTGCGCATAGCGCGCGGCGCTGCGTGGGTCGCGCCAGTTGCTGGTCGCGGCCAGGCCCTGGACGTCGGCGCCGCCGTAGCGGCGCATCCAGGTCGCCCATGTGTGCCGGAAGGTGTGGAAGCCGACGAAGGCGAGGCGATGCGCGGGCGGCTTCCATTTCGTTGGCCGGCGCTTCGGGCAGGGCAGGCCGCAGGCGGCGAGCTTGGCGCGCGTCAGCAGGTGCTTGAAGTGGCCGCCTTCGTTGAACCGGAACAGCCGGTCGCCGTGGCCCTGATGACCTCGGCTGGCCTCGAGGTGCGCCGCGATGCGCTGTGCCAGGTCGGTGCGCAGCTGGAGCATGCGCGGGTCCTCGTTCTTCGAGGTGCGCAGCCACGCCGCGGCTTCGGCCGGCCGGACGTCGGCGCGCAGCAGCGACAGGCCCTCGCTCTTGCGCACGCCGGTGTAGAGCAGCAGCAGCAGATACAGCGCGAATTCGCCGTCGATCGCCTCGGCGGCGTCGATGATCGCGAACGCATCCTCCGGCCACAGGAAGTCGGTCTTGACGTTGCCCTTGGCGCCCTTGGGACGGCGGATCACCGGGCAGGCGTCGCCGAGCGCGTGATGCATGATCGCCGAGACCGGCGTGTAGAGATAGCCGTTGCGGGTCGCCGGCGAGACGTTCGGATAGAGCTCGGCCGCGCCGGCATCGATCACGCCTTGCGTCATCTCGGCGAGCGGCGTGCTGCCGAAATGCTGCACCAGGCGCGCGACATATTTGCGCCGGCCGCCGGCCTTCAGGTAGGCGAGCGCGGCGCTCTGGAAGGTGGGCTGCTCTGGATCAGGCGCAGCTTCGGGCGCGGGCCAGCATCCGTGAGTGTCGATGCAGTCCTCGATGGCGCGGAGGATTTCAAGAGCGCGGGCGCGCCGAGGAGTTCCGCTAGTTGTCTCAACTCGGAAACTTCCCTTGGGTCCGCGGTGCGTGCCGCGGATCTCGAAGTTCGGCGTCCTGCCTTTGCGGGGCGGGCGGAGGGTGAGGGGCACGTCATCTCCTCCCGGATGGTGGTCTCGATGCGGACGAGATCGGATGGAAGCAGAACCTTGTCGCGGCCGAGCTTGGTGTAGAACGGCGCGCCGGCCTTGTCACGGGGATGCGCCCGCAGCCACTCCGCCAGCCAGCGCGGCGACTTGCGCAGCTCGGCGGCGGCCTCGGCGACGGTCAGGCGCGTAATCATCGGCCGGCCATCCAGTTCGCCCAGGCGCCGTACAGGCCGAGCGCCGCAATCACGCCGATCGCGGCCAGCACCAGCGCGAAGCAGCCGACCGGCAGCGCCTCGGAGCGCACGTGGCCGTTGATGGGGCCGATATCGTCGTCGTCGTTCATGGAAGGGCCTCGGGCTGGAAGGACAAGTCCCCGGGCGCTTGGTCGGCAAACAAAACCCCGGGGACTGGACAGAAGGAAACATGATGCGAGACGGCGGAAACCTCCTCCTCCTCGCTATGGGGCCATCGGCATCTCCGTGGTTGTGGCTGGGATCTCGGGCGCGGCGAGCTCGGCGCGAAAGCGCTGCAGCTCCTCGCGGATCAGGTCGCAGGCGAGCGGTCTCGCGCAGCGCACCTTGCTGTCGTCGATGAGCTCGCGGATCATGACGATCAGGGCGTTCGGATTGCGCATGGTCTCCCCCTTCTGGTGTCGACGGAACAGCACGGCGAGGTCAGGGCCTGACGGCGCAGCCGGTGGTCAGCGCGGCGATCGAGCCGCGGGCGCATGACGGCGGCGTCCGCTCGACGTCCGGCAGCAGCAGCGCGCCGGCAAGCAGGACGGTCGAACCGACCGCGACGGCGAGACAGATGCGGGCGGCCATCATGGCGCCGGCTCCTGCATCGCGGCGTCGACGGCGGTGAGGGTTCGGTCGAGGTCGGCAGCGGATGCGTTGATGCGCACCGGCACGGGCATCAGCGGGCCTTCCAGGCAGGCGATCTTCTGCAACCGCAGCAGCGGCGGCAGCTTGCGGTTCTGCTGCCAGACGTGCAGCAGATGGTCGGCGTGCTGTTGGGACGTCATAGGCTCGCCCCCGCCAGCTGTTGCGCCAGCGCGCGGGCGTCGTCGGCGTGCAGCTTGACCTGGGCGCGGGTGAAGCCGAGGCGGACGAGATCCTCCTCGGTGATGCCGCCGCCGTGGCCGGCCGCCTGGCGCATGTCATCAGCCATGCGGGCGATGAGCTGGCTCGGCACCAGGCCGGCGCGCGGGGGCACCAGGGCCGTGTCGATGAAGCCGGGAATCTCCGGCCGGGGCGGCTGAGGCCGGGCGCGGCCCGGCAGGGTGTTGCAGAGGCGGTAGCGACGGCGGCGCATGAGGGGCTCCCATGGGGTGACGGGAGCAAGCCTAGATTATCAACACGTATCGTGTCAACATAAATTGTGTTAAGACGCCCGTGCGGCCCTGACGATCGAACAACCGCCGCGTGCCGACTGGTTGTGGATGAAACCGACGTTGATCTGCGTGAATCGTTTGGATGCCTTTGCCGGGACGATGTCGTAGATCGTGTGGAGCCGCTGGCTGACCTCGGTCCCAGACGCGCCATAGAAGCTGCAGTCGAGCACCACGTCGCGGATGGCAAACCCGTTGGCATTGGCGATGGTGAGGTTGAGCAGCGCCACGTTGCCGAAGCCCGCCTTCTCCCAGCTGATCTTTGAAATCGTCATCTCTCGCGTCACGGGGCGCTTGCGCTCGGCTTCTGCGTCGCGTTCGGCCTGGCGCAGTCTTTCCGCCTCCGCCGCCTTAGTGCGCGCGGCCTCCTCGGCTTTGACCTTGGCGCGCCATGCGTCGGGTGACGTGATGCCTGCGGCCGCGGCCGCGCTGCGCTCCGCGTCATCCGCGAAGCCGGCAGCGCGCGCGTCGGCGTCGCTGCCTTGGCGAATATAGGCACTGATCTGGCCATAGACGATCACGGCGCCGATCAGCGACGCAAGCAGGGCGATCTCTCGCAGCCTGCGCCGCCGGCGGCGTGGTCCTTCGATGAATTGATCGACCACGGCAGTCCCCCCGTGACGTCAGGACGTGGCTCTCAGCTTTCTTTGCAACAACCGCTGCTGGCCCGCGCTGTCCAGCGTCCTCCACTGGCCTTGACGAACGACCGAGTGAACTTCGATCGCGCCCTGAATCTTCACGTTGCGCATCGGCGGCGCGTTGAAGCTTTCGAGATCGTAAAGCCCCTTCTGCGCGCCCGGGACGATGCGTTTCAGATAGCGGTTGCCATCCTCGGTGATGACGAGGGTCTCGAAGTGCAGCAAGTCCTTTGGATGACGGTTGCGCTTGATCACGATCACCACGTCGCCGTCGTCATAGCGCGGAAACATCGAGTTGCCGGCCACGCGAAACGCAGCTGCATCCGGAGGCAGCGGGAATGGCACCTCGATCTCTTCAAGCCCGTCGTGACCGAGATCTTCGACGCTTGTCTCGATTGCGCCGCCGGCGCCGACCAGGCCTTCGACCCTGACGATGTTGCGCGCTTCGGGCTCGCCATCGCCGGATAGGAGCCATCCGGCCGTTACCTTGAATGCCCTGGCATACTTCTCGGCGACATCAACAGGAATTTCGTTCTGGCCGTTCTCGTGCGCGGCATAGGTCGACGGCGGCCAGCCAAAGCGAATGGCGGCCGATCTAGCTGATTGAAGCCCAATGTTTTTCCGTGCGCGCCGGAGCCGTTCGCCCATCGTTTCCATGGGGCCATATTCACAATCCGTGTTAACACGTGTCATGTTGACCTCGTGAACACGAATCGTGTACGTCGCTGGGTCATGGCTGATTCGCGAACCACGGATGACGTTTTCGAGCGCTTTGGCGGCCCGGCGAGCTTTGCGCGGGCGTTTCGGATCAGGCCCTCGACGGCGTCGGAGATGAAGCGGCGACGGAGCATCTCCGTCGACCTCTGGCCGGAGGTCGTCGAGGCCGCGAGCGGCAGGGGCATCGACTGGCTCACCTACGAGACGCTCACGAAGATGCATGCGAAGCCCGACCGCATCGCGAGGTTGGATGGAAGCCATGTGTGAAATGTCGCCGAACGTTGTTGTCGCGGAGGCGCGCGCATGATGGCGCCCCGGCCAAATGATGACCGTGCTCATGGGAAGACCTGTGTCGAGAGGGTGGTGCGCTGGTGCCATGATCATGACACAACCTCTCGCTGCGTTCCATCCCATCGTTTGATGTATGCCAGCGCGCGATACGATCGCGGCGCTTCGTCACATCGGTCGTTTCTGCCGGCTGCCCGGCGTGGTCGGAGGTCCTGCTCATGACCTCCAAGGTAGCCCGCGACCGCAGCAGCGCCAAATCGGAGCGTTTCCAGATCCGGAATCAGACAGCGCAAATCCGGAATCGGATTTCGCCGGTGATGGCCAAGGTCCGCGAGCTGCTGCCGCAGGCCAAGGCCGCGCATCACCTCAGCATTCTGATCGATGAGCCGCTCGGCAATTGCCAGAAGCTGTTGTCCGGCCACCGCAGCGAAAATTCCGACGTGCTCGCCAAGCTGCTGCGCTCGGCGTTCGGCCGCGAGGTGCTGTTCGCCCTGATGGGCGACGCCCGGCCGGAGTGGTTTTCCAAATATCAGAAACAGCTCGACGTCAACGCCGCGCGCAAGAAGCTGATCGAGACGCAGCGCGAGATCGAGGCTTTGCAGCAGGGGCTGATCGAATGACGATGGCTTATGAGCTTCCGAAATCGAAGGTCGACGAGTTCATCGCGCAAGCCACAGCGGCTTTCGTGGCCGACGTCATGGCGGGATCGCACGGTGGATCAGCGGTCATTCGGCTGCCGGACGGTTGCCTGAGCCGGCGCATCTCGATGGACCCGTTCTATCTGCGGTTCCTCGATGCCTCGCTGGATGCGCTGGCGGCGCTCACCTTTGCCGAGGACACGGACCGCCCCGGCTTCCGCGAGGTCATCGATCATCTGCGTTGGGACGAGATGCGCTGAGGCGCGAACGAGGGGGGCGGGGACATGCTGGCTGAACGGCTCGACGCGGTTGAATTCCACGCATTGATGGGCGGCCTTCTGGCGATCGGCGCGCTGCTCGCGATCGTCTGGGCGCTCTGGGACAACCGTTGCGCGATGGCCGAGGGCGATCCTGCCGACGCGCCGCTCGGCGATGTCGCTCATGTGCCCGATGATGTCCGCCACCTGATCGCGCGCCGCCGCTTCGAGCGCATGGACGGGGTGCTGTGATGACGGACTCCGCTGCGACACCAGAGTTGCCCCTCGGCGCCGCGGCGGCTGCGGACGGCGGCCGCGCGACCCCCTCGTCGCCGGCTGCCGTCCGCGACGTCATCGCGTTTCACGCGCGGCCGGCGCGGCCGTGCCGCATCCGGCTCGCCGGCGAGCTGCTGGTGCTGCCGCCGCTGCCACACTGGCCGGAGTGACCGCCATGTCTGCACACGGACCTTTTGCCTTGTGGAACGCGCTGCAATGGGCCGGCGACGAGGGCGCTCGCCTCGCGCTCGCCGTCTGCCTGGGCGGGCTCGCCGAGTCCGTCCGCGCCTTCCTCGCCGCGCGCAGAAAGGCTCGCCATGACTGAGATCACGACGCCTGAGATCGGCACGCCTGACGTCACGCCTGGCGCCCAGCTCTCGCCGCTCGACGCCGCCAACCTGATCGCCGGCCAGGCCGTGGCCGCGGCGACGTCCTATCTCGACTACCGCAGCGACGTGGCGAAGCTCCGCCAGTCGGCTGATTGGATGATGGCACAGACGTTGGCTGCGTCGATCCACGGCGGCGATCCGCAGGCAGCCGAGCTGCTCAAGATCGTCAGGCTGCTCGCCGAGGTCTGTGCCGGCATCGTGAAGGCTGATGAGCGGCAGCTGCGGGCCGACGGCGCCGGGCCCAACATGCGCCTCGCCTGGTGCGATACGGCGCGCCAGGTCGTCAGGCTGATCCGATTCAAGTCCTGGCTGCTGTGCGGCGGCGACGGCCCTATGCCGGAGCTCGATCGCATCGAAGCCGCGACGAGCGAGGCCGCAGCAGCGCTCAAGGCTGCGGAGCGCGAGCAGCTGCGCGCCGAGCTCGCCCAGCTCGAGGCCGCCCAGGCGGATGCGCCGGAATGGGGTGCGGCCGTCGGCGCCCGCTATGAGCGCATCAACGCCATCCGCCGCGCGCTCGCCGGCGACGAGCCGCGGGGCTGACGCGCATGAAGCCGCTGTCGAAGCACATGGAGGATCTGATCCGCATCGCCGAGGACACGCTGCGCCGGACGCGGCCGCTGTCCGAGGCCGACGCGCTCACGCTCGCCGAGATCCGCCGCATCGACGCGCTGCCGGCGGAGACGACGCGCCACACTCATGCGCCGCTCGCGGTCATCGCCGCCCTCGAAGGCCTGCAGCAGACCGACGGCCAGGCGCCCGACGCCACGCCCTGGCTGATGCTGATGGCCACGGCGCTGCCGCTGCTGAAGCACGAGACGTTCCGCCAGTTCTGCGCGGAGAAGGAGGTTGGCCGTGGCTGATCGCAGCAAGATCGAATGGACGGATGCCTCTTGGAATCCGATTCGCGCGCGGCTCCTGCGCAAGGTCGGCGAGAAGCCGGTCGGCTCGATCGGCTGGCATTGCGAACGCGTGACGACCGGCTGCGGCACGCCCAAGGAGGGCGGTTGCTACGCCGAGGCGATCAATTGGCGTCTCGGGACCGGACTGCCGTTCAAGCCGAGCTATCTCGAAGACGGCATCGTCGAGCTGTTTCTCGACGACAACATCCTGAAACAACCACTGCGCTGGAAGCGGCCGCGCAAGGTGTTTCCGTGCTCGATGACCGACATGTTCGGCCGCTTCGTCAAGGACGAGTGGCTCGACAAGATCTTCGCCGTGATGGCGCTGACGCAGGAGCACGACTATCAGGTCTTGACGAAGCGCAGCGAGCGGATGCGGGCCTATCTCACGGCGCCGGACCTGTTCGCCCGGTTGCACGCGGCGATCCATTGCGCGGCGGACTACGAACGGCCGGAACAGGCAACACGCGCATTCATGTTGATCGGTCATCTGAAGTCCGGAAGCGGGCCGGCGCTATGGCCGCTCCCGAACGTCTGGCTCGGCGTCTCCGTCGAGCGCCAGCAGGAAGCCGATGCGCGCATTCCGGACCTGCTGCAGACCCCGGCGGCCGTGCGCTTCATCAGTGCCGAGCCGCTGCTGGGGCCGATCGACCTGACGTCGATCCGTGTGCAGCTTGCGGGCGAAAGCTGGATGACGCGCAGCGCTCTGCATGCCCGCGATCGCCTCGATCGCGGTCGGCCGGAGCATCGGCTCGACTGGGTCATCGTCGGCGGCGAGAGCGGCCGCAACGCGCGGCCGATGCATCCGGACTGGGCGCGCTCGCTGCGCGACCAGTGCCAGGCCGCCGGCGTGGCGTTCTTCTTCAAGCAATGGGGCGAGTGGGCGGCCGAAACGCAGTTCCCGAAGCCGACCCGCGATTCCACGAAGGGCACGGCGGTCACCCAGCTGGAGGGTGGACAACTCGCATGGAAGATCGGCAAGGCCGCCGCCGGTCGCCTGCTCGACGGCGTAGAGCACAACGCGTTTCCCACCCCGAGGGCCTCATGAGCTTCATCGAGATCGAGTGCATTCCGCGCGGCTCGGAGCCGCCCCAGGCCAAGCTGTCCTACATGCGGCCAAAGCTGCGCAAGGGCGGCAACAAGCCCGGCTCCAAGCCGGAGCTGCGCATCACCATTCCGACGACGGTCTGCGGCACGGCCAAGGCCGAGACCTTCGTGCTGCAGGTCGGCTCCGGTGCGAACGCCGGCAAGATCAGGATCGTGGCGGCTTCGAAGGCGGGCACGGGCGTGAAGCCGAGCGAGATGAAGAACTCCTTCGTCTTCAAGTTCGGCTACGTGCCGCAGCTGGGCGACGACATCTTCGACGACGAGCGCGGCGCGGCGCGCAAGGTCGAGACCGACGTGTTCGAAATCGACGTGTCGCCGAGCCTGTTCGCCGTGGTCGAGTCGGCCAATGGGGGGGGCGCCGGCTCACCGTCATCGAAGCCGGCGAAGAAGTGAGGCGCGCCGCCTGATGACCACCATCCTGCAGGCCTATGATCGCGCCCGCGCGGCGCTGGCGGAGGCGGCGAGCGTCACCGACGTTCTGGCGCTGCGCGACGAGATCGCGCATATCGAGCTGTACGCCCGCCAGGTGCGCGACCGTGCGCTGATCGAGCAGGCCATGGTGCTGCAGATGCGCGCCGAGCGCCGCCTGGGCACGTTGCTCGCCGCGGCCTTCGAGGCCGGCCAGCTCGCCCGCGGCCGCCGGGCCAAGGACGACACCGAGCGGCTGACGCTCGAAGAGGTCGGCGTCGACTACAAGCTGTCAGCTTCGGCACAGCGTGCCGCCGAAATGGAGGAAGCCGCCTTCGAGGACGCGATCGAGCGCGCGCGCGAGAAGATCAGGGCGGGGCGGGCGGTCGTGATCGATCCCGTCAGGGAGGCCGGCAAGACGGCCGAGATCGAGCAGCGCCGCAAGGCGCATGCCGAGCGCACTAAGGGCGGCTGCTGCGTCAAGGATCTCGGCAATCTTGCGCTGACCGGCTGGCGCGCCGGCGGAATCGGTGCCGATCCGCAATGGAAGTTCGAGCCGTTCTCGGCCGCCGGCGACGGCCGCTCGGCGAACGTGCACTACAAGACCGAGGATCTCGCTCGCATCAAGGATCTGCCGGTCCGCGAGCTCGCCGCCGAGGACTGCGCGCTCTTCATGTGGGTCGTCGACTGGTACCTGCACGGCGGGATCGAGCTGATGACCCATTGGGGCTTCGAGTTCAAGACCGTCGCTTTCACCTGGGCCAAGACCAACGGCGACGACGTCTCCGACCCGTTCGACGACAGCACCTGGACGTTCGGCCAGGGCTACTGGACCCGCGCCAATCCGGAAATGTGCCTGCTCGGCACCCGCGGCGCGCCGAAGCGGCTGCATGCCGACGTCAGGCAACTGATCGTATCGCCGCTGATGGAGCACTCGCGCAAGCCCGACGCCTGGCTGGAGCGCATCGAGCGCCTGGTCGACGGCCCGTATCTCGAATTGAACGCGCGGCGCCGGCGGCCGGGCTGGGTGGCATGGGGCGATGAGCTGGAATGGGAAGCGCCGGAGCAGGCGGAGGGCGAGGCGGCATGAGCTTGGTACCGATGACGCAGATCCTGCGCGATCACGTGACCGACGGCGGCCGGTTGACCCACGACAACGGGCTGTTTCTGCTCGGCGAGGTCGAGCGGCTGCAAGCTCTGCTCAACCGGCCGGAGGTCGACGACTTCATCAAGGGCGTGCCGCTCGAGGCGGCGCACCAGGTCGAGCGCTGGAGCGTCCAGCACGATGCCGGCAAGTCGCCGCTCGATTGGTTCTGGCTGATCGGTTACCTCGCCCAGAAGGCCGCGGCCGCTGCGATCGGCGGCGACCTCGACAAGGCCAAGCACCACACGATCAGCACTGCCGCGGCGCTCGCCAACTGGCACGCGCAGCTCGCCGGCGGCGACAATCGGATGCGGCCGGGGATCGATCCGGCCACGGTTGAGGGCGCAGCATGACCGCCCGCCGCATCCTCGATCCGCGCCGCTTCTCCGAGACGTTCGATATCGACTTCGGCGGCCTCAGCGCGCCGCATACGGTCACCGTCGGCTACTACGCCGACGGCAGCGTCGGCGAGGTGTTCATCACCGGCGGCAAGTCCGGCGAGCAGGTCGAGGCGATCGCGCGCGACAGCGCCGTTCTGCTCAGCCTGGCCCTGCAACACGGCGTCGCGCTCGACACCATCGCGCACGCGCTGACCCGCAACAGTCGCGGCGAGCCGAACACGATCATCTGCACGGTCGTCGATCGGCTGATGCAAGAGAAGGGGAGCGGCGCATGCTCCTGAGCTTCTCCGTCCCCGCCATGCGGCCCTACATCGAGGCCGGACTGCGCCAGCGCCGCGGTGAGTACATCGGCGCGGCGCGCGTCAAGCGCCAGACGATCCGCGCGCGCAAGGCGCGGGCAGAAAAGCTGCTGGCCCATGACCCGATGGGCCACTCGATCCCCTATGACCTGCAGCTGTGGTGGAAATCGCGCACGCCCGAACGCGAGCTGCTCGGCGAAGTCCGCGCCGGCGTCCCGTGCGGCGAGCACTGGCTCGGCGTCCGCGTTTACGCGCTCGAAATCTTGCAGACGTTCATCGAGCCGATGCATGGCGCGCGCGTGCCCCGCATCCGGATCAATGGTCCGCGCGGCTGGCGTACCGGCGATTCCACTGTGTGGTGGTCCCCGGGTGACACGCCAGATCTTGCTGCCGCTTTCGCGCGCGAGGCCTACGCCGACGGCTTCGACAGCCCGGAGGCCTTCCGCGACTACTTCGTTCCCAACATGGGCGATCGCTTCGACGCGATCCTGATCAAGTGGTGAAGGCAACCGAGGGCAACACGATGGACGTGCAGATACCGCTCAACAAACTGAAGTTCGGACATGAGGACGGCGAGGGCATCAACGCGCGCGTGATCGGGCGCGACGCGCGGCTGGCCGAGCTCGCCGCCAACCTGCATGCGCACGGCCAGATCGAGAACCTCGTCGTCAAGCCGATGGGCGACGGCTTCTATTCCGTCGCCAACGGCAACCGGCGGCTTGCGGCGTTCCACCTGATCCATGGTGAGACCTCGAGCTTCCTGGTCAACTGCACGATCCATGAGGTCGACGAAACCAGGGCGTTCGAATATTCGCTGGCGACCGCGATCACGGCCGAGCAGCTCCATCCGGTCGACCAGTACGAAGCGTTCGCGCGGCTCGAGGCGCACGGCAAGACCAACGAGGAGATCGCGCGGCAGTATGGCCTGACCGAGAAGCAGGTGCGCCAGGCCCTCGCGCTCGGCCGGCTGGCGCCAGTGGTGCGCAATGCCTGGCGCGCCGCGACCATTACTGCGGACGCCGCGAAGGCGTTCACCCTGGCGCTCGACCACGGCACGCAGGAGAAGCTGTTCGCCAAGCTCGAGGCGAAGGGCGATCTCAATCCCTGGTCGGTGCGTGCGGCGCTCGGGGCCGGCAAGCTCGACCATGACGTGCTGCAGCTGCTCGACTTCGTCGGCGCCGAGGCCTACCGGGCTCGCGGCGGCGAAGTGATCGAGGATCTGTTCGGCCATTCCCACATCATCCAGGACGCGGACCTGCTCAAGGCGATGGCGCGCGAAAAGCTGACGGCGGAGTGCGAGCAGCTGCGCGCCGACGGCTGGAGCTGGGCGGAGATCATGGACGATCTGCCGAAGGGCGCGCGCTACTGGCCGCCGACGGAGCTGAAGCAGATCGCTTACGAAGGCGACGAGAAGCAGCGGCTCGACGCCGCCCGCAAGGCGCTCGATGATCTCTATCAGCAGGACGATTACAGCGATGACGAAGAGGAGCGGCTCGGCCTCGTGATCGAGGCCATCGAGAAGGCCGCGCGGGCGCGCAGCTTCACGGCGAAGCGGAAGGCGGAGCTCGGCTGCATCGTCGACGTCGAGAACGGCCACCTTGTCGTGTCGTTCGGCATCAAGCGGCCGGCCGAGGCCGAGCCGGCCAGGCGCAATGTCGATGCGGGCGACATCGGCGGCGCGGCCGCGTCGACGTCGACAAAGCCGAAGGCACCCGATGAGCCGGAGATCTCGCAGGCGCTGAAACAGCGGCTGGGAGAACAGCTGACCAAGGCCGCCGCGACGGCACTGATCCAGGACGAGCAGCTCGCGTTGTCGGTCCTGCTCGCCGGCTTCTGCAGCTATGACGGTGCGGGCGTCAAGGTCTCCGTCAATGGACTTGGCGGCGGCGGACCTGACGAGGAAGTGCTGGGCAGCGACGAGTTTCCCAAGGCCCTGCGGCTCGCCATGCAGCTCAAGCCCGCGGAGCGCATCACGCTTCTCGCCGACATTGCGGCACGGGCGCTGAACTTCCGCGACTTCGCGCTCGACAATGACGACGAGGACTCCGGCGCGATCGCGATCTGCAATGCGCTCGATCCGAGCCTGATCAATCCGGCGCTGCGCGGCGCCTTCGACGCCAAGGACTATTTCGCCGGCGTCAGCAAGGCGCTGTCGCTGAAGGCGATCGAGGAGGCGCTGGGGCCTGACCTGGCGCGACAGCAGGCGAAGGGCGGCAAGGCCGAGATCACAGCCTTCGCGATCGAGAACGTGCCGCCGACCGGCTGGCTGCCGCCGCAGCTGCGGCCTAAGGGCTATGACGGCCCGCCGGTGAAGAAGCCGAAGCTCGCGCCGATCGACGGCGGCAAGGCCGCGGCCAAGCCGAAGGGCAAGGCAGCCCCGGCGAAGCCCGCGAAGGCAGCGAAGCCCGTCAAGCGCGCCGCCTCGGCCAAGAAGGCCGCGAAGAAGACGGCCAGGAAGCGCTGACGCGCGAGGGGCAGGGCATGTCGCAGGATCTGCACGACGGGATCGTTCTGTTCGCACCGCTGTCGCCGGGGTGCGAACGGATCCTGCTCGGCACGATCGAGATCGGCGAGATCCGGCCGACGCAGCATCCGTCGGCGCGGCTGCCGATCTGCTTCAAGCTCGATTTGCCCAACGTCTCCTCGCGGCCGTGGCATCCGGCGCAGTCGATCGAGGACGCGCGCCGGCTCGCCGCGGCGAAGATCGGCGATTGGATCGATGCGGCCGGGCTGGTGCCGGTGCGAGCTAATCAGCAGGAAAGGCAAGACTGATGGACCCAGACCTGTACGCCCATCTTAAGCAGTTCATCGCGATCGCCGAGGCGTGCCATCGGAAGATCAACCCCTCGTATTCCTGGCACGTCCTCGATTGGATGTCCTACAAGTCTCGGTGTCGATGGCCGATCGCGCGCAAGTGCGACCAGATCATCAACCTCGATTGCACCGGCACCTGACTTTCGTATTCATCACAACAACACACCCATGAAACCTCCCGGCAAATCCACGCTCGCCCGCATGCAGCAGACGGCCTTCAACGAGGCCGAGCGCATCGAGATCAGCCAGGACGCGCGCGTGCTGGCGGGGCTGCTCAAGGCGCCGATGCCCGACCAGGTCGCGTTGCGCGACGACTTCGCCGCGATCGTGCGGCTGATCGATGCGATCGAGAGCGACCAGGGGCTGAAGGATCAGCTGCAGCGCCGCATCGACGCGATGAACCAGGTGCGCTTGCTGGCCGTCAGGCATGCCGAAGCGCTGGCCGCGGCCGCGGCGGCGCGTGAGGCCGACGCCGTGGAGTATGACGCCGAATGAGCCGCATGTCCGATGCTGAGATCGACGACATCAAGGCGCGCAATCCGCTCGCCGAGGTCGCCGGGCGCTATGTGCGGCTGCGCAAGGCCGGCCGGCGGCTGGTCGGCCCGTGTCCGGTCTGCGGCGGCGGCAAGGCCTCGCAGCGCTTCGAGATCAAGGACGATGACGGCTGGGTCTGCGCCGTCTGCGGCACCGGCGGCGATGTCATCCGCCTGGTGCAGCTGGTCGAGGGCTGCGACTTCCGCAGCGCCGTCGAGCGGCTCGGCGGCGCCGGTACCATCGATGCCGAGCGCGCGCGACAGCTCGAGGCGGAGCGCGAGGCCAAGCGGGCCAGGCGCGAGGCCGAGGCCGCGAAGTATCGCGAGGCCGAGCGGCGGCGGCTGTGGAAGATCTGGGACGGCGCCGGCGACATCGCCGGCAGCGTGGCGGCGCGCTACCTCGCGGGCCGCGGCCTGGCGCTTCCGGAGAAATGCCCCGGCCTGCGCTTCCTCGAGGCGGCGGCCTATTTCCACGGCGACGAGATCGACGATGTCGGCCGCAAATCGGCGCGGGTGCTGTCGCGCGGGCCGGCGATGCTGGCCGCGTTCATCCGCCCCGATGGCCATTTCGGCGGACTGCACATGACGTGGCTCGTCGACGGCGACCCGCCCGTCAAGCTGGAGATCGCCGACCCCGAAACCGGCGAGCTGCTGCCGGCGAAGAAGATGCGCGGCAGCAAGACCGGCGCCTTCATCAAGGTCGCGCCGGCAGCCGAGGTGCCGCGGCGGCTGTTCCTCGGCGAGGGCATCGAGACCGTGCTGTCGGTCTACACCGCGCTTGCGCGCGAAGGCCGTGAGCTCGCCGACACCGCGTTCTGGGCCGCCGGCGACCTCGGCAATCTCGCCGGCAAGGCGCTGGACACGGTGGCGCATCCGAGCGCCAAACGGCCCGACGGCAAGCCGCAGCGCGTGCCGGGCCCGTGGCCCGATCCAGACGATAAGGGATTGTCGATTCCGGACGAGGTGACCGAGCTGATCCTCCTCGGTGACGGCGACAGCGAGCCGGTGCTGACGCGCCACGCCATGATCCGCGCCGCCAGGCGCTACGCCCGCGAGGGCCGGACGGTGCGGATCGCGTTTGCACCGGCTGGGATGGATTTCAACGATTTGCTGCAGGGGGGTGCGGGATGACGGCGAACGCTCTTTGGAAGACGATCGAGGAAGGCGTCAGCGAGCAGCTCAATGAGCGCGCGGGCTCGTGGCAATCCTGCAGCGGCTGTCACGAGCTGAACGAAGGCCACGACACTGGACCCTATAGCGACGTGTTCAAATGTGCCCTGGGATTGGGCTGCCACGAGTGCGGCGGCATCGGCGCGGTCTGGGATGCGACGGACTATGAAGCTCTCGTCGTCGCCGCGGAGCGTTCGCGGAACATGGATCCTGATGAGCTCGACTACGATCATCCGCGGTTCAACCAGGGCGTCCAGCACGTCATCGACCTGCTATCGCGCACGATCGGCGCGGAGGGGTGGGTCGCTGGTGACGGGTCTGAGGACTACGACTGCGATCTCCAGCAGACGTTGTTGAACATTCTTGCCGCGCGCGGGCTGTATGACAGCGACACCGGGGAATATTTGAGCGCCGCTAGGGCGAGGAGGGTGGCGATCGAGGAGTGTATGGAGAAGATCGGCAGCCTTCGCCAAAGCGAAGCCGGGCTGTTCGATCCAGCGCATTCGGGGCAGCGCGGCGAGGACCGGTCCACCGCGCTCTATGATGCCTATCACCTGCTCCGCAATCTTGCTTCGGCTGATGATCAGCGGCAGAGTTCTGACGGCTCGCTTGCGAGTGGAATGCAAATGGAGGCGACCGGCGGCGCGATCACCCGGCGTCCAGCCCACCCGATGGATACGATATCCGGAGGTCCTCTTGGCCCGTCAGAGCCATTGGCTGAGATCGTGGCGGCCCTGGAGGCGGCGCGAGCCTATTGCTCAAGTTATGAGACGGTCCGCGGGGCTGCTGTCGTTCGTCAAATCGACGCTGCGCTCGGCAAGGCCAAGCAGCGCGCCTGACCTCCCGCCAAAGTGCCCCTGGAATGACCGCCTCCCACATCGTCACCCTCATCGATGCCGCGCCGGCCTTCGCCGACGCGCAGCCGCTCGCCGGCGAGGAGCTGCGCCGCGCCGGCCTGGACGCGCTCGATGACGCGCTTGCCGCCTTGCGCGCGGCCGCTGGCGACGCGCGCCTGGCGGCGCTCGATGCGGCCGCGCTGGCGATCGGCAGCATCGTCGGCGCCGAGGCGCTCAACGAGACGTTCGCGAAGGCGATGCTCGAGGAGGCCGCGGCCGAGATCGGCCTGGTGCGCGAGGTCGGCATCAAGACGATCCGCGCCGCTACCAGCCTCGGCATCAAGGAGGGGAAACGCGCCCCCCGTGAGTTTGTCACCGCTGCGTTCGGCGCCGCGGGGCTGCCGGAGGACGCGGCCCAGCCGCGGCCGGAGCGCAGCGCCGGACAAGGCGCCGAACAGTGGCAGAGCCAGCCGCCCGGGGCGGCTGACCGCATTCCTCTCTCCGATGCGCAGCCGGCCGATTCCGAAACCCTCGAACCTTCGCCTTCCTCTTCGCCTTCCTTGCCTTCCCCTTTGCCCCCCACCCCCCTTGAGGGCGAAGCAGGCGAGGGTCAGACCCTCGAAAATGAGGACGACGCCGAGACGGTCGATGATGACGGCGACGGTGCGCCACCGGTCGATATCGACCCGGAGGTGTTTCGCCATTGTGCCGGCCTCGACCAGTCCGACGTCGACAACGGCAAGCGGCTGCTGGCCTATTTCGGGCAGGACCTGCTGGTGCGCCAGGAAGACGACGTCGAGGCCGGGCAGATGCTCGCCTGGACCGGCACGCACTGGGACCTCGCCGGCGGCGCTGCGCTGGCGCACCTGATCGGCCAGCGCGTCGGCGACCTGATCAAGATCGAGGCGGGCTACATCGAGATGACGCCGCAGGAGGCGCGGACGGCGGCGTCCGGCGAGGCCGCGGCGCGCGAGCTCAAGACGATCGACTTCGACGGTTTCGACATGGCGATCAAGGCGCGCATCGAGGAGCTCGAGGACCGCGTCACGGCCGGCAAGAAGGCGCGCGCTGCGCTCTACAAGCGCCGCTCCGATCGTCGCAAATGGGGCGTCTCGACCAAGAACGCCAGCCGCATCGCCGGCATGCTGAAATGCGCCGCACCACATCTGCGCCGTCACCCCGACGCGTTCAACGCCGATCCGCTGAAGGTCGCGACGCTCACGCATACGCTGAGCTTCGTGCCCGTGCTCGACGGCGACAATCCGGATCCTGACGGCGAGCGGCCGCTGGTCGACGCCGCGACGGGCCGCGTGCGCTACCGGCTCAAGGCCACGCCGGGGCACGATCGCGGCGACATGCTCACGGCCGTCATTCCCTTCGCCTATGACAAGAAGGCGACCGCGCGCGAGTTCGCCGCGTTCCTCGACCTGTTCCAGCCGGAGCCGCAGAAGCGGCGCACCGTGCAGCAATATTCCGGCATGAGCCTGACGGCACAGCCGGTGCAGCGCGTGATGTTCCATACCGGCACCGGCGGCAACGGCAAGAGCGTCTATCTCGAGGTGCTCGCGCGCGTGCTCGGCGACGGCCTGGCGGTCGGCGTGCCGGCGGAGACGGTCTCCGGCGATGCGCACATCAATCCGAGCGCACCGACGCCGGATATCGCCCGCTGCTACTCCAAGCGCTATCTGCGCATCGCCGAGCTGCCGAAGGACGCGCCGCTCAAGATGGAGACGATCAAGAAGCTGACCGGCGGCGAGCGCTGGCCCGTCCGCACCATGTACAAGGGCTATTTCGAGTTCAAGCCGACGGCCAAGCCGCATATGAGCGGCAATGGCGAGCCCAAGTTCGACGGCGCCGACGGCGGCCTGCAGCGCCGCCTGATCATCGTCGAATGGAGCGTGACGTTGCCGACAGAGAAGCATCGCGACTTCGAAGACGTGGTCTCGGAGATCGTCGCGGAAGGCTCCGGCATTCTCAATTGGCTGATCGCCGGCGCGCTCGACTTCCTGAATTCGGGTCTCGTGATCTCCGACGATGTCGCCAAGACCACCGCCGATCACTTCGCGGAGATGGATCCGTGCGGCCAGTTCGTCATCGCGCACGTCGTCGCCGATCCCGGCGGTCCCGGCGTCACCGGGCGGCAGATGTACAAGGCCTTCGTCGCCTGGTGCGAGGCCAACGGTATCAAGCCGATGCACGAGACGCGCTTCGGCCTGACGATGAAGAAGAAGCTGAAGCGCGACGATACCGGCCGCGTGCGCCGCTATGTCGACGTCAAGCTGGTCGACGTGCCTGTCACCGACAGCAACGCGCCACCGCCGCAGGATGAGCCCGTCGGCGGCTGGGGCCGCGTGCCCTCCGGCGAGATGGAGATTTGAGGCTTGTGAGCAACGCTGTTGCTGCGGGGCCACCGATGGTTGCGAGGGTTTGCGAGGGTTGCCCGGAAACTCTCGCGGGGGAAAGGGGCGAACGATGTCAATGAGTTGCAAAATCGCTGCGAGGGTTGCGAGGGTTTCGCGCGCGTATACGCGTGAGAGCATGTGGGGTGCGGTGTGATGGCGTGGCGGCGGTAAAGCGCGACAGCGAAGAGAGGACTCACGTATGTGACGGCAAAACCCTCGCAACCCTCGCAGTTTCTGCGCATCCCTTTCTTTTCGTTCAACTAACAGCGTTCTCAAACCCTCTACCAACCCTCGAAAAACCCTCGAAACCCTCGAAAGGATCAAGAATGAAGAGCTAATCGGTGTTTGTTGTTGTGGTTCTGAATAACCCTTCCAACTCGGAAGGATTTCTCGGCAAAAGTTCTCACTCGGAACCTTTTCCGAGCGGCCCGGGCAGGGGCCGGACGGGCGTGAAGCGTGAGGCAAGGCCAACAAATCGAGGGGAAAACGAGATGTTGGAGATGAGGACGATGAACGTAGCGACTTATCGAATTGGCGAAGTGGTCGGCATCGTCGACCTGGTTGAAAAGCGGCAGTCTGTTGAGCCGCGCACGCCGCGGCTCTGGTACGTGCTGCAGACGTGGCCCGGAAAGGAAGCGAAGGTGATGCGCAAGCTCGATGATCGCAGCATCACCGCGTATTGTCCGCGGGTGCGAAAAGCGAAGGTGCGGCGAGGTCGCATGGTCGACTTCACAGAACCGCTGTTTGCACAGCTGATCTTCATTCCGGACTACATGATGACCGACGATATCTGCGCGGAGATGCTGCACTTCGAAGGCGTCGAGGGGCTGCTGACGTTTGGCGATTGGCACGCGACCTTGCCAGAGTGCGCCCCGGATGATCGGCTGGTTTCGGTCTCCAAGCTGCGACATGTGCGGCACAGCACGAAATCCGTGCTCGACATGGTGGCGGTGCGTGAGCTGGAAGCGCTCGCGGCAATGCCGGTCGCGCGGCGGCGGCGATTGTTCAAGACCGGGCAGCTGGTCCGCGTTGTGGATGGTCCGTTCGCTTCGTTCCAAGGGCGGATCGAACGGCTTGACTCTCGTGGCCGACTCGCTGTTCTGCTGGACATCTTCAAGCGCGTGACCCCCGTGGTTCTCGATGAGGGTCAGATCGAAGCGGTGACCGGGTGAGATGCGACCGCGCACCCACGCTTCGACCGGAGGCAGCAGCTTCCGCCGCAACCAGCCAAGGTGCTGGTGTGCCGCGCAATGAGATACCCAGAGCGCGCGATCCGACGGGCGCGATCATGAGGAGCGGCTGCAGCGGATCGGCGGCCTTCCAAGCGTAGAGTTCGAAAGCCCGGCCATGGTGCCGGGCTTTTGCATGCATCGGGTAGGGCAAGCGATTGCTGGAAAGCCAGTCGCGAGCCCCGTTCGAAGTCCTCGCCAGGAGCGCCGCCGATCGCAAGGTCGGCGGCGTTTCTGTTTGCATATGGTATGCGGTAGCGTTTCGAGAGGTTTCGGCCAATCACATACGTTTCCGCTGCCCTTCTTGGGGCGTTTCCTCCTTGGACTTGAGGGCGGGGCCATCGCTGTGATGACAAGCCCACATGCATGGCCCCGCCTTTCCTTCGGATCGAAACAAAATTTCAAAACGATCGCGATCACCTCGCAATATCGCATCGCACAACGGTCTCGGGTCCTCCCAGCCAAAACCCCACCACGAGTAATTCGAACCGCTGGGGTTCGGCAGTGGGGGCGGGATTTGAGAGCCTAAACGGGGCTCAAGAGCAGCCTAAAGACGAGCCTCAACAGTGAATGTCGCGGTCGATCCGGACGTGATCAGCAAGGGCGAGTTTGCCCGGCGTCGCGGAGTCACGCCGGGGCGGGTGTCGCAGTGGCTGTCTGAGCAGAAGATCACGGGCGAGGCGATCGTCGGCGAGGGGCGGTCGGCGCTGATCCGGGAGAGCGTGGCGGTCCAGCAGCTCGCGCGGCGGCTCGACCCGATGCAGATGACGGGCAACGGGCTCGGCACCAGGCTGGCGCCGGTGACCGCCCAGGCCACAGCGGCGGCCGCCAGTGCGCCGGCGCCGCCGGCGGCTCCGATCGATGCGCTGCCGCTCGGCGACGCGCCACAGGCCGGCGCAAGCAGGCCTGACGGAAATTCGCTCGAGGACCGGATCAAGCGCGAGCGCCTGGCGCAGCTGGAGCGGGCCAACCGGGACGGAGCGCGGCAGGAAGCGGTCAATGCGGGGCTCCTGACGGATGCCGCGTCGGCCAAGCAGATGGTGGGCCGGGCGACGGCGCAGCTGATCACGCGGGTCGAGGGCGCGCTGTCGGAGATGGCCACGGCAATCTCGGCCGAGTTCAAGCTGCCGCAGCGTGACGTGCTGCATCTGTTGAGGACCAAGTTTCGCGAAGTACGCGCCGCTGCTGCGGCCGATATCCGCGCGCAGACCGAGGACCTGCCGACGCTCGTCGACTTCGAGCTCGACGGCGTCGCGGACCAGGACGAGACGGAACCCGCCTGACGATGTGCATCCAGATCGCAAACGCTGAGCGCCTCGCGATGGAGGCGATGGCTGCGGCCATCGAGCCGCCGCCGCAGGTGGACTATCTGCGCTGGGCCGAGCAGAACATCGTCTTCACCAAGCGCGAGTCGCCGTTTCCCGGGCCGTACAACCGGAAAATGTTCCCGTACTTCGACGAGGTGCTGCGGGCGCTGTCGCCGGATGATCCCTGCCGCGTCGTGACGCTCGCCGGCTCGGCGCAGATCGGCAAGACGGTCGTCGGCAACGTGTTCGTCGGCGGCTCGATGGACATGGACCCGTGCGATTTCCTGTTCACGCATCCGACCGAGCAGAACGCGGTCCGCTGGTCCAAGCTCAAGCTGCTGCCGATGCTGCGCGGCACCACCTCGCTCAGCCGGATCTTCCCGCAGGGCTCGCGCGACGGCGCCAACTCGATCCTGATGAAGGAGCACGTCGACGGCCTCGGCGCGATCCTCATCAGCGGCGCGAACTCGCCGGCCTCGCTGTCCCAGGTCACCATGCGCCGGCAGGTGCAGGACGATCTCGCCAAGTGGGAGATGAACTCGGCGGGCGATCCGGAGATGCAGGCGGACAACCGCTCGCGCTCCGACGAGTTCGCCAAGATCCTGAAGACGTCGACGCCGCTGGTCATGCCGGGCTGCCGCATCACCAAGAGCTTCGAGCAGGGCAGCCAGGAGCATCCCTACGTCCCGTGCCCGCAATGCAAGGCGATGCAGGTGCTCGAATGGGAGAACATGCAGGCCACGCTCGACCCGGACAATCCGGAACGCGCGCACTTCACCTGCGTCGAGTGCGGCTTCCCGATCGAGGAGCATCATCGTTCCGAGCTGCTCGACGGCCTCGAATGGCGCGCGCACAATCCGAAGGCCAAGCGCTTTCACCGCTCGTTCTGGATCTGGTCGGCCTACAGCTATCTGCAGTCATGGGCGCGCATCGCCATGGAGTGGCTGCGCGTCCGCGGCGACAGCGCGGCCGAGCAGACCTTCCTCAACGACACCTGCGGCAAGGCCTATCAGGCCAAGGGTGAAGCCCCGCCATGGGAGAAGCTGCGCGATCGCGCCGCCGAGTCGCCCTATGCCCGCGGGCAGATCGCCTGGGGCGGGCTGGTCATCACGCTCGGCATCGACTGCCAGGCCGACCGCGTCGAGTGGCAGGCCGTCGCCTGGGGCCGGGACTTCCGCCGCTATGTCATCGACTATGGCGTGATCCCCGGCCACATCTCCGAGGAGACGACGCGCCAGCGCCTCGACGCGCTGCTGCAGCAGACATGGCCGAACGCCGCCGGCCGCCGCATCGGCATCGACCGCGCCGCCATCGACGGCAACGCCTGGACGGAGGACGTCTGGGGCTGGGCGAAGCGGCACCCGCGTTCGAAGCTGATCATGGTGCGTGGCCGCGGCGAGGATTCGGCGCCGCGCATCGCGCGGGTCAAGAAGGAACGCAACGACCGCACCGGCAAGCTGCTGAAATGGGCCGGGCGCTTCTTCAACTTCGGCGCCTCGGTGCTGAAGATGGCGCTGTACCGCGATCTCGCGAAGGATGATCCGCTGTCGAAGGGCTACGTGTCGTTCCCGCGCGGGCTCGACGACGAATACTTCAAGCAGCTGACCGCCGAGTACCGCAAGGCGAAGAAGAGCAAGACCGGCTTCGATGTCTGGGCGTGGATGAAGGACCCCGGCCAGGCCAACGAGGCGCTCGACACCATGAACCAGGCCGAGACCGCCGCGAACAATTACGGCATTCGCGGCCTGCCCGATGCGATCTGGCTGAAGCTAGAGCAGGAGCGCGAGACGCCGATCGCGCCGGAGCAGGGCGACCTCGAGGATCTGATGGGCGGCGGCGCGGTCCGTTCTGCAGCGGCGACAGCGTCTGCCGCCACGCCGCAACCTGTGAAGCCGCAAGCCCGCGGCCGCCGCGTCCTCTCATCGGGAATTCGTTGACATGGCCGGCATCACTCTCGCCCAGGCGCAGGCGCAGCTCGACGCATGGTTGACGGCGTCCAGCGCCGTCGCGACGAGCCAGAGCTACGAGATCGACACCGGCAACGGCAGCCGCAAGCTCACGCGGGCCGATGCCGCCGAGATCCGGCAGCAAATTGCGTTCTGGGATTCCAGGGTGAAGGCGCTGACGTCGGCGTCGGCCGGCGGGCGCCGACGCACGCGCTACGTGGTGCCTGAATGAGCGAGTATCGCCAGACCGTCCTCGATCGCGTCGTCGCGGCGTTCTCGCCGCAGGCCGCGCTCGCGCGCATGCATGCGCGGGCGCGGCTCGACGCGGCCTTCGGCTATGACGGCGGCCGGCGTGACCGGCGCGGGCTGAAGCGCTGGCGGCCGAGCACGGGCAGCGCCGATGCGGACACGTTGCGCGACCTGCCGGATCTGCGCGGCCGCTCGCGCGACCTGGCGCGCAATGCGCCCATCGCCGTCGGCGCGATTTCGACCACGACGACGGGCGTCGTCGGCGAGGGCTTGAAGCTGCAGGCGACGATCGACACCGGCGCGCTCGGCATAACGCCGGAGCAGGCGGATATCTATCAGCGCGAGCAGGAGCGCGAATGGGACGTATTCTGCGCGACGTCTGACTTCACGCGGGTGCAGTCGTTTGCCGAGATGCAGCAGCTCGCGATGAGCTCGGCGCTGGAGTCGGGCGACGTGTTCGCCTTCCGGCGCTTCCGCCTCGATTCAGGCGACGTCTACGGCACCAAGATCCAGCTGGTCGAAGCGGACCGCGTCAGCAATCCGAATTGGCAGCAGGACACCGACAAGATTTCCGGCGGCGTCGAGATCAACGCGGACGGCGTCCCGGTCGCCTATCACTTGACGAACCGACATCCCGGCGGACTGCGCGGCGCTGGTTTGAAATGGACGGCGGTGCAGGCGCGGACGGACATAGGCATCCAGACCGTGCTCCATGTCTTCGAGCGCAAGCGGCCGGAGCAGACCCGCGGCGTGCCATTCCTGGCGCCAGTCATCGAGCATATCAAGCAGCTCTCGACCTATTCGACCGCCGAGGTCGACGCCGCCGTGGTATCGTCGTTCATGACGGCCGTTGTGGAGAGCTCGGCCGATGAAGAGAACTCCGATCCGGTCATCGGCGAGAAGGATTCCTCGCTGGCGTCGAACGAAGTGAAGCTCGGCCCAGGGGCCGTCATCAGCCTGGCGCCGGGCGAGAAGCTGGCCAGCTTCAATCCCGAGCGTCCCAACGTGAACTTCGACGCCTTCGTCAAGCCGTTCTGCCGCGAGATCGGCGTGGCGCTCGATCTGCCCGTCGAGCTGCTGCTCAAGGCCTTCACGGCGAGCTATTCGGCTTCGCGCGCCGCACTGGAATTGGCCTGGATGTCGTGGCGCCGGCGCCGTGCGTGGTTTGCCGGACGCTTCTGCCAGCCGGTCTATGAGTGGATGATGGAGGAGGCGGTCGCCTCCGGCCGGCTCAACCGGCCGGGCTTCTTCTCCGATCCCGTCATCCGCGCAGCATGGTGCGGTGCGCTGTGGATCGGTCCGCAACGGCAGAGCCTCAATCCGTATCAGGAGGCGCAGGCGGACGCGCTGGACATCCAGACCGGCACCAAGACCATCGAGCAGGTCTGCATGGAGCGCACCGGAGGCGATTTCGAGAAGAAGAACGAGCAGCGCGCGCGAGAGCAGAAGGCGCGGCAGGCGGCGGGGCTGGGTGTGGCACCGGTTGCTGGGACCCCCACCCCCGACCCC